AAAATCCCGAATGAAAATGAAATTTTATGGAGAGATGAATGAAACTCACACAAGAACTAATTGACCAGATACAAGAAGCGATGCTACACACTAAGAAAGATGGTAGTATTAACTGGAAAGATGATGATGAAGTTGTAGTTCAGTTGGCAGGAACATTTGCTGCTGACAGGTTTATTGTTATCAAGAATAGGACAAAAGATCCAGTAATCTCGGCTGCACCACATCCTTACTTTGATTACGAGAAGGGTGAGTTTACTAAATGCAGTAGAGAAGAATATTTAAAAGAACAAAAGGAACTAAAGAATGAAAATAGCGATAATAACTGATACTCACTTCGGAGGTAGAAGGGGTAGTAAGATATTCCATGACTTCTTTCAAAAATTTTACGACAACATATTTTTCCCAGAACTAGAAAAGAGAGGTATCAAACACTGTATCCATATGGGTGATGCTTTTGATAACCGAAAGAATATAGATTACTGGTCTTTAGATTGGGCGAAAGAACATGTATATGATAAGTTTGAAAAATTGGGCGTCCGAGTTTGGCAACTCGTAGGTAATCATGATGTCTATTATAAGAATACAAACAAGATCAATTCAATTGATTCGCTCCTAGAACATTACGACAATATCGTTCCTATATCTAATCCAGACACATATGATATAGATGGATTCAAAGCAATGATGATGCCTTGGATATGTGATGAGAACTATCAAGAGACTCTTGCAGCGATAGAAAAATCAGATGCCAAAATGGCTTTTAGTCATTTAGAACTACATGGATTTGAATTATATCCAGGCATGTTTCAGCAGGGTGGTATTGATAAAGGTATCATTGCTAAGTTTCCTACAGTATTCTCAGGGCACTATCATACCAGAAGTAATGACGGACAAGTCTTTTACTTAGGTAATCCATATGAAATGTATTGGAATGATTGTGGAGACAAGAGAGGATTTAATATCTTAGATACAGAAACAGGAGAAATTGAGTTCGTAGAGAACACATATCACATGTTTGAGAAGATATACTACAATGATACTCCAGCAGAACTATTCAAAGCACATCTATACAAAGACAAGATAGTAAAATTATTCATAAGATCAAGAAAGAGTCAATTGCAATATGATAAATTCCTTGATAAACTTATGAAAGCGGGGATCATTGATCTTAAGGTTGTAGAGAATACAGCAGTCAATGATACAGAAGTTGATTTAGATAGTGAAAAAGTAGAGGATACGTTAACGCTTCTTAATAAATACATTCAAGACTCTGACTTTGATTTAGAAAAGGAAAGAGTTCAAACACTTCTTAAAGAAGTATACCTAGAAGCTTGCGAAGCAGAGTAATGTACATTCTATCACTTCATGGAAGAGAAGGAGAAGGAGCCTATGCCGTCACAAATGATGATGGCCATAAGGCTTTGTATCTTTTTGAACATGAAGATGATGCTACAAGATACGCAGGCTTGTTAGAAGCAAATGAAGCAATTCCCTTGACAGTTGTACAAATAGATGATAGACTGGCTGTAGAAACATGTCAGAAACACAAATACAAATATGTTATTATCTCAGAAGATGATATAGTGATTCCACCTTTAAATTATGATAATATTCAAAACGATACGGTGGCGTAATTTTTTATCAACTGGTAATCAGTTCATCATTGTAAGTTTTCAAAAATCCCCAACAAATTTGATAGTAGGTGCTAATGGAGCGGGTAAATCTACTATTTTAGACGCACTAACTTTCGTATTATATAATAAACCATTCCGTAAAATTAAGAAAGCACAGTTAATTAATACTGTAAATGAGAAAGAGTGTGAAGTACAGATAGAATTTGAGATACAGGGTAAGATTTATACCATTGTAAGAGGTATGAAACCTACTTTGTTCCAGATTTACATAGATGGTAAACTACAAGATCAATTTGCCAATCAATTAGATCAACAGGCATATCTAGAAGACAATATTCTAAAATTAAATTACAAATCCTTTACTCAAACTACAATTTTGGGATCGGCGACGTTTGTTCCTTTCATGCAACTCGGTAATGCAGACCGTAGAGCTATTGTAGAAGACGTTCTAGACATCAAAATCTTCTCTGGCATGGCAAAAATCCTTAGAGAAAGGATTAGTAAATCAAATACAGAGATTAAAGAACTGACAATCAAGAAAGATATGATTGCAGAGAAGATTGAGATGCAAAAAAACTTTATTGCTGACCTTGACAAGAGTGGAAAGAAGAGAATTAAGGAGACAAAACAGAAATTAGATGATTTGTTTGAAGATGAGTCCACGTTGATGGGAGATAATAAGAAATATGAAAATTTAATTAAGACAAAATACCAACCAGAGCTAGAAAATCTATCAAATGCTCGGGGTTCTCTTAAGAAAATGAACACAATCAAAATTAAACTGGAACAACGGATACAGAATATAACATCCGATCATAAGTTTTTTGCTGATAACGTATCATGCCCTACATGTGGACAAAATATAGAAGAAGAGTTTCGTATAGATAAAATTAAGGACATAGAAGGTAAGGTCAAGGAGATTAATTCCGCATATAAAGACCTTACCAAGTCTATAGACTCTGAACAAAAAAGGGATAAAGAGTTTACAGACATATCCAAGCAGATCACCAAACTAACGAATGACATTTCTACCAACAATTTTAAAATTTCTCAGTATCAACGACAGATCAGAGATTATGAATCAGAAGTTCAAGAAATTACCGAGCAAATTGCAAATCGAAATACTGAAAGAGCCACTCTTAAGTCACTCAAAGGCGATCTAACAAGCGTAGAAAAGAATAAAGCTAAACAAACAGAAGATATAGACTACCTAGAATTTGCAAACTCTATGATGAAAGACTCTGGAGTCAAAGCAAAGATCATAAGAAGGTATTTGCCTGTCATGAATCAGAAGATCAATAAGTATCTTCAAATGATGGACTTCTATATTAATTTTACTTTGGATGAACAGTTTAATGAAAGGATCAAGTCACCTATACATGAGAAATTCAGTTACGAATCGTTCTCTGAAGGTGAAAAAATGCGAATTGATCTTGCTATTCTGTTTACTTGGAGAGATATTGCTAAGATGAAGAACTCATCTAGCACAAATATCCTAATCCTTGACGAAATATTTGACAGTTCACTTGACAGTAATGGCACTGACGAGTTTACGAAGATCATCAAGTATGTCATTAAGGATGCTTATGTGTTTATGATATCTCATAAGATAGATGAACTTACTGATAGGTTAGATAATTTAATTACATTTGAAAAAATGAATGGATTCACAAAAGTTAGATATTCTACATAATAGTATACTACGGATACCGTATGATATTGCTAGATGGATGTCACTCACTCAAACTTGAGTGTGCCTTAAGGGAACTTGGCTTCATTGATATGGAGTGGAGAACTATTGCCCATGCAGGTATTTTTCTAGTACAACCTGTAGGTATGCCGAATGATCCCGAAGGCGATCTATTGGGATTTACGATAACATATGAGAGTAAAGTCATAAAATTACAGAATACGGCGAAGAAGGCATTAGACACAGCGATAAAATGGTCGGGGTAGACAGTTGACAAACTGGCACACTGTTGCTTGAAATTGGCACATGATCGACTATCATGTGTATATACGACAAGAAAACAAATGCTTAACGAAGTTAATTACGAAGTCAAAGGTCAACTGGCAAAACTACTTGCAACAGAAGATCTTATCATAGAGAACCGTAAAGTCTCCACAGCGTCCTTTGATGTGGAACGTAGAGTATTGACCCTTCCAATGTGGGAGAAGGCTTCTACAACCGTATACGACCTTCTCGTAGGACATGAGGTTGGCCACGCACTATACACACCCAATGAGAACTGGATGATTGATTATCCAGAGGTTCCACAATCTTTTGTGAATGTATTTGAAGATGTGAGAATCGAGAAGTTAATGAAACAGAAGTATCCTGGCTTGACTAAGACATTCTATACTGGATATTCTCAACTAGCTGAGCAAGATTTCTTTGGACTAGAAGAACATGATGAAGAAGAAATCAATCTCGCTGACAGAATCAATATTCACTACAAGATTGGTAACTTCACAGATGTTTCTTTTGAATCTGATGAACAACAATTTGTAGACAGAGCATTCAAGACAAAGACTTTTCAAGACGTTCTTGAGTTGGCAAATGATCTTACTATTTTTCTGAAAGAACAACAGCAACAACAAGAAAGTCTAGGTGAGTTATCATTTGATGAAGATGGTGAGATGGGTGGTCTCATGAGGGCACCACAAGGCGGTGAGTTGACAGATAAGTCACCAGATAGTGAAGGTCAAGGCCAGCCTGATGTCAAGGACATGACAAATGAAGAGCTTGTTGACGAACTAGAAAGACTCTCTGAATCTAATGATGTGGGTGGTGTTCACGGTAATTTAGAAGCTGTGACAGACAAAACCTTACAGGATAATCTAGAGAATCTAAACAAGAAAACAATTGGTGAACATCGAGAACCTGAGTATGTTGAATTACCTGATCTAAACATGAAAACTGTGGTCGCTCGTAATTCTGAGGTACATGAATATCTGAATGAACATTACTCTAAATCACAAAAACATTTCGATCAAAACTCTGATACTAAACCATTTGACATCTATGAGAAAGTTGATAGTGAGTACAGACTCTTCCGCAGAGCTGCACAGAAAGAAGTCAACTATCTTGTAAAAGAGTTTGAGATGAGAAAGTCGGCAGATGCATATGCTCGTGCTACAGTATCAAAGACAGGTATTCTTGATTGCACAAAGCTTCACTCATACAAGTACAACGAAGATCTATTCAAAAAGATTACTACTTTACCTGATGGTAAGAATCATGGTCTTATATTTGTCCTTGATTGGTCTGGTTCAATGGCTACAGTTTTAAAAGATACTGTAAAACAATTATTCAACTTAATCTGGTTCTGTAAGAAAGTTCAGATTCCTTTCAAAGTATTTGCTTTTACAAATGAGTGGAATCAAGATCAAGCTTGGAATGATGGAGATTATTCATACAAAAGACCAGTATTACCAGACCACCATGAGTATGCTGATGGTAGAATCAAGATCGATCCTCAGTTTGCTATGGTTGAGTTCATGAGTAGTGATGTTAAGAAAAAAGATATAGAACTTCAAATGATAAACATCTGGAGACTTGCATCTTCAATGATGTGTTACAGAAACTGGCATGACACTACTTACTATCAAACTCCTAGAAGATTGACTTTATCAGGAACACCTTTGAATGAAGCATTAGTTTCTTTAAATCAAATTATTCCTGAGTTTCAAAAGTCCACAGATGTTCAAAAGGTTCAGTGCATCACTCTTACAGATGGAGAAGCACACCCACTACAATACAACAAGTGGTTCAAATCTACCCATGATAGTTATGATGATTACATGGGAACTAGATCAACTATGAATGGTAGAGTTTTTATCAGAGATAGAAAAGTTGGGAAAACTTATTCATGTAAAAATGATTATCATGAATTGACATCAGCACTTCTAGAACAACTCAGGGGTAGATTTCCAGATGTCAATTTTATAGGTATCAGAGTCATGGATGGTAGAGAAGCCAACTCATTTATCAGAAAGTATATGGATTGGGATTTTGATAAGGTACAACACATTCAGGCAGGGTGGAAAAAGAACAAGTCTCTCAAGCTTGTTGATGTTGGATACCATGCTTACTTTGGACTATCATCATCCGCCTTGAACAATGACTCTGATTTTACTGTCAAACAGGACGCTACTAAGTCACAGATCAAAGCCGCTTTTAAGAAATCATTATCTGCAAAGAAAATGAACAAGAAAGTATTAGGTGAATTTATGGAGTACATAGCGTGACAATTATATTAGTGTCACAACACTGGTTGCATGTAGTAGCATGAACCAGTATAATTAATACATAACTACAGAATGAACAATGCCCTTTGAAGCTAAAGTGAATCCCGAATCTCTAATCAATTCTCTAAGAGATCTATACGGTACAAAAATTACCGCCGCACATGTCAAAGCCTACTGTGCTCAGAATGATGTGGGGTATCAAACTGTCACCAAATATCTAAGACCTTACAAAAAGGCGATAGGTAAATGGAATCTAACAGTTGCTCAAAAGTTGGAAGAGACTTACAACAAAGCTGCTGCAGAACCAGCTAAGTTTACACAGAATCTAATTCCTGATGTTGACCCCAACTTCGTAAAGTTTGGAAACTTTCCAGACATCAAAAAGATTATTCAATCTAAATTATTCTATCCTACCTTTATCACTGGTCTATCAGGTAATGGTAAGACATTTGGTGTAGAACAAGCCTGTGCTCAACTCAAGAGAGAAGTTGTTCGTGTAAACATTACTATCGAAACCGATGAAGATGACCTTATTGGTGGTTTCCGCCTTGTTAATGGTGCCACAGTATGGCACAATGGCCCAGTCATTGAAGCCCTCGAACGAGGTGCAATATTGCTCCTTGACGAAATCGACCTTGCCTCTAACAAAATCCTCTGCCTTCAGAGCATCCTTGAGGGAAATGGTATTTTCCTTAAAAAGATTGGAAGATTCGTTAAGCCAGCAAGAGGATTCAACATATTCGCCACCGCAAATACTAAGGGTAAAGGTTCAGACGATGGACGATTTATTGGAACTAACGTGCTCAACGAAGCCTTCCTCGAGCGATTCCCAGTTACCTTCGAGCAATCCTATCCCTCAGTAAAAACAGAGGAGAAGATCTTAAATCTCTTATGTGAT